TCGAGGAGACCCCGCAGCTGTCGAAGCGGATCAAGCGGGTGTCCAACGCCCATGGCAACGAGGGAATCGAGTTGAAGTCCGGCCAGCGGATCCGCTTCCGCACCCGGACCAAGGGCGGCGGTCGTGGGTTCACCGGTGATTGCCTGGTGCTCGACGAGGCGATGGACATCCCCGAGGCGACGCACGGCGCTCTGGTGCCGACGCTGTCCGCCCGACCGAACCCGCAGATCTGGTACACCGGCTCGGCCGTCGACCAGGAGATCGACGACAATGGCGTGGTGTTCGCCCGGATCCGGGAGCGGGGCATGTCCGGCCAGGACCCGTCACTCGCCTACTTCGAGTGGTCGGCCGATGGCCAGATCGACAAGATCACCCCGGACTTCGTCGCCGACCAGCAGCACTGGGCCGAGGCCAATCCCGCGCTCGGGATCCGCATCTCAGCCGAGCATGTCGGCCACGAGCGACTCTCGCTGAGCATGAGGAAGTTCGCCGTGGAACGACTGGGCATCGGCGACTGGCCCATGACCGACGACATCTCGACGAGGGTGGTCCCCCCGGAGCAGTGGCGGGCCTGTCGGGACCGTGACTCGCAGGTGAAGAATCCGGTGTGCTTCGCCGTCGACGTCACCCCGGACCGGTCCAGCGCCTGCATCTCGATCGCTGGCGACCGTCCCGACGGGAAGCAGCACATCGAGGTCCTCGACAACGATCGGGGCACGGGGTGGGTTGTCGAGCGGGTCGCCGAGCTCGTCAAGAAGTGGAAAGCCTACGCCGTGGTGATCGACCCTGGTGGACCCGCCGGGTCCCTCGAGTCTCAGATCACCGATGCGGTGGGCATGGACGCGGCCGGCCGGTCGCTGGCCATGATCATCACCACGAGGGAATACGCCCAGGCATGTGGCGTCTTCTACGACGCCATCGTCCAGGGCACGCTCCGTCACCTCGGTGACGACGAGCTCGACGCCGCGATCGACGGGGCGAAGACCCGCAAGCTCGGCGAGGCGTGGGCCTGGGACCGCAAGAGCTCGGACGTCGACATCTCCCCGCTGGTGTCCTGCACCCTCGCCCTGTTCGGAAACTCCCGCCGGCCGAAGACCAAGTCCCGAGTGATCAACCTGAACGACATCTGACCAGGAGGTCACCCGTGTCCCTTCGCCACCAGGACGTTGAGACCGGGCCCGTCGAGTGGATCGAGTCGGTCCTCCGGAAGCGGATCATCGTCCACCTCCAGTCCGGCCAGACGATCGAGGGCTCGCTGACCGCAACCATGGAGGACGGTCTGATCCTGCGTGCAGCCTCGCTGCTCGAGCCCGGCGGCCAGCGGACACCGATGGCAGGGGAGACGTTCGTCCCGCGGGAGAACGTCGCCTTCGCCCAGCTCGATGAGTAGCCCATGGAGATCCTGACCAGGGACCGCCACTTCGAGACCCGAGGTGCCAATCCGCTTGCCCAGTGGGGCAGCACTGCTCCTCCGTCGAACGGCCAGCAGGGCGTCACGGCCGCCGGAGTGAGCGTCTCGGAGCACACGGCACTCCAACTCGCCGCCGTCTACGGCTCGGTGTCGATCATCGCCGACTCGCTCGCCACGCTGCCCATCCGGCAGTGGACCGCGACAGGTGACACCACGGCCAAGCAGATCGACCCGTCGACGGTGATCGAGCAGCCATGGTCGGAGATCACCCGCCGGGACTTCATCACCCAGGGCACTGTCTCACTGCTGCTCCGGGGGAACCTCTTCGGGAACATCACGGCGTGGGACCGGAAGATGTACCCGGAGCAGGTCCGCCTGGTCCACCCGGACCACGCCCGAGTCCGCCGCGGCAGCAGCGGCGCCGTCGAGGTTCGCTACTGGAACCAGCTCGCCGATCCCGACACCGTGACCCGGGCGATGGCCCTGTCGCTCCCCGAGGGACTTGTCGGCCTGAACCCGATCGAGAACTTCCGGAACGTGCTCGGGATGGCCCGGGCCCAGGACCTCTACAGCGGGGCGTTCTACGCCAACTCGGCCCGACCGGACGGGGTGATCCAGGTCCCCGGCGACCTGGACGTCGAAGAGGCCAAGGCCATGAAGCAGGCCCTGCTCGAGGCCCACCAGGGGATCAACCGATCACACCTGCCGCTCGTGCTCACCGGCGGTGCCGAGTTCGTTCCGATCACCATGAACCTGGCGGACATCCAGTTCTTGGAGCAGATGCAGTTCAGCGCCTCGGTGATCTCCGGGATGCTCTACCGGGTTCCGCCCCACATGATCGGCATGGTCACGAAGGACACCTCGTGGGGCGCCGGCATCGAGCAGCAGGAGCTCGGCTATGTCCGCAACACCCTGCTGATCTGGCTCTGCCGGTGGGAAGACCTCCTGACCAGCTGGCTGCCGCGTGGCCAGTTCGTCACCTTCGATCTTTCCGAACGCCTGCGCGGCGACACCCTGCAGCGCTGGGCCGCCTACCAGATCGCCCGGGTCATCGGAGCGATGAACAACGCCGAGATCCGCGAAGCCGAAGACCTCCCGCCGGTCCCGGACGAAGCCCTCTCCGCCTACGACCAGCCGCTCAACTCCTCCCCGATGCCTGCGGCCGTCACGCAGGGCGGTGACAAGGCGAACTGAGGTAACCCATGCCCGCCACACCGGTCCACCACACGGCTACCGACGACGGCGAGTGGGATGGTCCCGCCCAGGAGAAGAAGCTCGAGACACCGCTGACGAAAGCGATCGGCGACGACACCTTCGCCTGGGTCGACCCTGACGGCGACGAGACAACGAAGTCGGCGTGGAAGTTCATCCACCACTTCGTGTCGAAGGACGGCCTGCCCGGATCCGCATCGACGCTGGCCTGCTCCACGGGCATCGGTGTCCTGAATGGGGCCCGGAAGGGCACCACCATCCCCGACGCCGACCGTGAGGGCGTCTGGAAGCACCTCGCCGCGCATCTGACCGATGCCGGCGTCAAGGAGGAAGACGTGCCCGAACTCAAGTCACGGGAGGACCTGCTCGAGGAGCTGGCCGCCACCGACAACAAGTGCAACCGCTGCAACGGCGAGGGGACCATCTCGCTGAACGACCAGGACCTGGAGTGTCCGCAGTGCGGCGGCTCCGGGGAGGGCGATGCCAACGCCGACGACCAGGCGAACGCCGCTCCGAAGATCCCGGCCACGGCGATCCGGGCCGAGCTCCGTGGCGTGCCGGAGTCCCGGGTGTCGACCGGACCGAAGTTCGAGCTCCGGGAGATCGCCAACGGCACCGGCGGGACCAACCTCCGCTTCACCGGTTTCGCCTCGGTCACCGACGCCGAGTACGAGATGGAGGACTGGCAGGGCCCCTGGGTCGAGTCGGTCGGCATCGGGGCGTTCGGGAAGACCCTCAACGAGGGCGCCGACGTCGCCTTCCTGCTCAACCACGAGGGCATGACTCTGGCCCGGACCAAGCCGGGGACGCTGAAGCTCTCCGAGGAGACCGACGGCGCCAGCAGCCCCGTCTACGGCGTCACCGGCCTCCACTCCGAGGCCCTGCTCGATCCGGAGAACATGTACGTGCAGGCGATGCGGTCGGCGGTCGAGCGCGGCGACCTCGACGAGATGTCCTTCGCCTTCCGCGTCACCCGCCAGGAGTGGAACCCGGAATTCGATCGCCGGTGGATCAACGAGGTGAGCCTGGACAAGGGCGACGTCAGCCTCGTCAACTACGGGGCGAATCCGACCACTGGGGGCACCGTGGCCATGCGCCAGCGGTTGATCGGTCGGGCGTCTGAGCAGATGCCCGTCGAGCGCATCGTGGCCCTGTTCCGGAAGTCGGCCCTGTTCCGGGAGCTCCGGGAGGGCAAGGTCCTCTCGGCGGCCAACTCGGACCAGCTGCAGCAGGCCCTCGAGGCGCTCCACACGGCCGACGACGTGGACATCCCGGCGATCGTGCGATCCCTGCAGGACATCGACGCCGCCGTCGACGCCGGGCTGGCTGGCGTCTCCAACGTTCTGGACGTGGCCAACCCGGACGGCGACCCGGCCGATCTCGAGCCGGCCCTGGCGCCGCCCCAGGGTTCACTGGCGCTGCCCAACTACGGAGCGGAGGCCCGGGCTCGACTCGCTGCGCTCAGCACCGGACCGCGAAGGGGTGTGGCATGACCATGACCTACGGCCAGCTGCAGGACGGGCTTCGGGCGGCGATCGCCGCCTCCGTCGCGGCAGATCCCGAGGCCGACGACAGCTACGTCTGGGTGATCGACTTCTCCGATTCGTACGTGGTCTACGAGGTCGACTTCAACGAGTACCTCCAGGACGACTACTCGATCGACGCCGACGGGGGCATCACCCTCGCCGGCGACCCGCAGCCGGTGAAGTCGATCACCACCTACGTCCCCCTGGCGTCCGATTCCACCGGAATCGAGACCCGGGGCGCACTGGCCCGTCGGGACGCCCGTGCCCGCCCGGCCCGGGCCACCGCGGTCACCGTCACGTCCGAGCCGCTGACCTATCACCGCCACGCCCGGCATTCGTACTACCGCGACCTGCTCCTGACGGACCGGGTGACGGGCGCTGGTGAGCGCCTGGCCCGTCACGCCCAGGAGATGCGGGTCATCGACGCCGAACGCGCCGACCGGGCCTGGCGGTCGCTCCGGGCCGGTGACTTCGAGTACCGGGTCGAGCCCAACCGGACCGACGGCCAGGGTGGCTATTTCAGCCCGCCGATCTGGCTCAACCAGCTCTTCGCCACAGCCAAGCGGCCGGGACGGGTACTGGCCGGGCTCATGCCTCGGTTCGAGCTCCCGCCGGGCGTCTCCCAGATCAACCTGCCCATCATCGGCACCGGAACGAACACCGCCCCCGTGGCCGACATCGAGGGTGTGCCCGCCCAGGACATCACCGATTCTGCCGGTTCGTCGATCGTGGTAACTCTGGCCGGCCAGGCCGACGTGGCCTTGCAGGCCCTCGAACAGAGCCCCGCCGGCGCCCACCTCGACTGGGCGCTCCTGATGGACATGGCGGAGGACTACGACCGCGACGTCGAGACCCAGCTGCTCATCGGCACCGGGTCGACCAACAACCAGCTCCTCGGGATCCAAGCCGCCGACACCTCGATCACCTACACCGACGCTTCCCCGACGGGCGCCCGGATGTGGCCCTACTTCGGCCAGGCCGCCGCCCAGCTCGGCGACAGCCGTCTGCTCCCTCCGGAGGTCTGGCTCATGCGCACGGCCCGCTGGTCGTGGCTGACGACCCAGGAGGACACTGCAGGGCGACCCTTCGGGATCTCGTCGCCGTTCTTCCTCGGCGCCGACGAGGAGACCCCCGA